TGTACCACTGTGTCCTGCCCATTGTATGGCCCAACCGCACTCTTATAATCCAATGTTTTTAGCCAGCCTAATCCATCTATTGCAGATATTTGTGCCTGGTAACCTATGGACAATGGTATGTCTTCAAACTCTACTAAATCTGTGACTATATAGCCATACCATTTAAACGATACAGTTGTGTTATCATCTTCGTAGGCTGTGAGCTCCATTGTAAATCTACCCTCAACTGCCAATCCAATGTCAAGGAGCAAGGTTTCAAGATCACTATTATTAATTAATAAAGACAATGAACACCGTGAGCCAATAATAGGCGTAAACCTTTCTTGTCCTTGCTGACTTTCACTGTCATATTGCAGCTGCAAACCAATAGTATCAAAATCATAAGTCATACCGGAAAAGACCTTGTCTTTAATAGAAACTACTATTTTCCTGCCTTTTTCGTTATAAACCGTTGTTTGAAACCTTGCTGCCATTATTGTACTCTGTTAAGTCCCTTCTGACTTCTATTCAACAATATAATTAAATCATTTCCGCTTATCCTTGTCTCCAATGTGCCACCTATTCCCATGTCTCCCATCATTGATTTTAATTTAGATAAAGGTGCAATTACTTCCGGGTCAACGCGTGCGTTTCTGTTATCCCCAACTAATGCCATTGTGGGCCCGGTTGCAAGACCACCTTCAGCTAATTTTGGTGCGCCAATCTTCATTATTAATGACTTTGCTACACCTCCAGCAGCGGCAGCAATAGCAGGAGCAATAGCAACCATAAAAGGTGATAATGGTACGGATGCCAATGCTTTTGATACATACATTCTAATGAAATTAGCAATAATATCAGCAACGCTTTTCCTTACAGCTGCAGCAAGTTCTTTCATGCTTTCAAATCCACTTGCTGCTAATTCGCCAAAACTTAAAATACTGGCAGCAATAATTTGTTGACCTTGTCCTAATGAATCATAAGCACTTTTTGCCGTAGGTGCAATTTTATTAAAAGAGTTAGCTACATCTTCATTAGTTTGTTTTAATCTTTCATTTGCCGCTGATATACTTTCTAATTTATCTGGAAGTAAATCTAAGGTAGGCAATAAATTTACTGTATCTATTGGAGTATTTAAAGCCGCTGCAACACCTTTACCTTCTCCAGTTCCTCCTCCTGTTGGTGTACCATCACCGAATATTAATTCTTCAGTACCACCATCAACTTTAGTTTTACCTTTACCCGGAGCAGAAACAAATAAATTTTTTAATTTACCAGATAAACTATCAACTGTTTCTCCAATAGTTTTAAATTCCTTTTGTACTACTTTTTGCTGTTCAGTATAATTAGTTAAACCACTTACATCAAATAATTCAATACCTAAAAATTTTTGTAGCTTATCTATGTTTTTCATAAAATCAGCTACACCTTTCATTGTACTGTTTTTTATGTTTATCCATATATTTTGAAACCTACTTGAAAATGCTTCCCAGTTATCATACACATATAAAGCAGCTGCACCAATAGCAACAATCGCTAATGTTATACCAAGTATAGCAGGATTAGCAAGAATAGCTAAAAATGCTTTATTCATTGCCTTAGCTAAATCAATAACAGTACTTCTTATAAGACGTATCGTGCCAACCATTGCGCCAAAAGTAGTAATCAATTTACCCACTATAAATATTGCAGGCCCAATAGCTGCCACAATTAAACCAGCTTTTACAATAAAGCCTTGTGTCTCCGGATTAAGTGACTTAAATCCATCTACTAATCTTTGTAACCCTGTACTTAATGCTGCGGCAACTGCTTCTAAATTTAATGTTTCGTTTATCGCTTTACCAAGTTCTGCTAATGATGCTCCTACGTTATCTTTTAAATTATCAAAGGTATTAGCAAGTCCTCCATTAGCCCTTTCCAAATTACCTAAAGCACCAACAGACCTCTGTATAAATTCCTCACTACTTATTCCCAGTTCTCTAATTCCCTCGGCTGTCACTACGCCAAATTCTTCTTTCATTACCCTCGCAAACTCTGGTAACCTTTCCTTTATCTGATTAAGATCTTCCTGAGTAACTTTGCCAACTGCACTTATCTGTGATAGTGCCAATACTACTCCATCAAATTGTTCTGCTCCACCTCCTGCCCTTGCTACGGCATTGCCAAACTGTGTGATAGTTTCACGAGCTGCATCGGCATTCATGCCTACACTTTGTAAAGAGGCAGAGGCTTTGACAACTTCGGGAAGTGCAAGGCCCGGATTCTCTGCAACCTTGCGTAGCTTTTCCATTTCGACTGCCGCATCTTCACTACTTCCCATAATGGCAATTAAACCATTTTGTAGCTTTTCAATGTCGGCAAAAGATTTTAAGGAGGCAGCACCTAAAGCAATAATAGGTAAAGTAAGTGACTGTGTAAGCGTAGTACCAATGTTCTGCATCTTACCGCCAAATCTTGACATACTACGCTCTACCTTGCCAAGTTCTTTGTCAAGATCAGATACATCAATGCCAAGTTTTAAATTTAGTTTACCTAATGCCATTATGTTTCTTTATCCCATTTGACAAATATTGACTTGTCATTATTTGTCAAACTTCTATTAGTTTCTTTCTTAATAGGATTCTCCCACGGAAACTCAATTAAATCTTTAGGCTTTAAACTTTTACCTTTTGCTGTGTGGACATTTAGTAAAAGTGTTGTCTGCCATCTTATTCGTTCCCACTCTGTTTGCTCCTGTTGTTCAAAGTGATTGTTATAACCTTGCATAGCTATAACAACTTCTCTAAAACTCATCTCATAGTATTGCGAAGGAGGAAATCTTAAAACTCCGAAACAAATGCGCTCGATGTATTCAAGTGTGAGCTCTCCTCCTTCGCCACTACGTTTTTTTGGCTCTCATCTTCTGGTGGTGAAATCTCATTTGAAATCATTTCCATTATGCGAGTTATACCTCCCATGTCCGTATCTACCAAGTCGCAAAAAGATTGTAAATTATACGGACATTTTTCTCCTTTTGCTTTGTAACCATGCTCAACTCCGGTAAAGGCAAGTTCAAGGGCAAGTAAAAGGTCTTCTCCTAAAAGGGAAAGGTCACTTAATTTAAGTTTCCTCTCCCTTAGAAATGTACCTAACACGAACATTCCAAATTTAATCGGAATAGTCGTGTTGGCAATTACTATTGTTTTCATGTTAGGTAATTTTTATTAAGCCTTTGTTGTTTTTACAATTGCACCAGTCACCTCAAAGGATGCTGAATAGCTTGTATTTTCTTCTACACCTGCATTCAAGTCTAATGATGTACAGATAGCACTCATTGTAAAGACATTGTCACCTTGTACGTCTGTGGTAAACTTAATGGTCAATGCAGTACCAGATATTAAATCGGTAAAGAGATCATCAAATAGGTAGTTTGTAGAAGAATCGCCAGGCCCTGCGTACAATGCCTCGGTGGACAATGTGCCGGAAAGCTGACCTTTCTTTACCTCTCTCCATCCTCCAGCTGCTGAATCCTTTGTTAAGATTTCACGCATGGCTGCGGAGATGTTCATTTGGCAGGATGTTGCGTAACCTATCGCAGTTGAATCTTTGTATAGGCGCATCAACGTACCATTAATAATGCCAGTAGTTGCCATGTTTATTTATTTTTTTTCGGTTTAATAATTCCTTCTTCTTGTTCCTGTTCATTGAAATATGACATAGGCACTGGTACAGGTATATAGACTGTATCTTGCTCAACTTCCTGTTTCTGCGGCATTTGTTCAACGACAAAAGATTCATCAAGTAGTTCTGCAATGCCATCCTTTATCATTTGCTCTCCATATTCAGATAGAAATACACCTACTTTACCTGGTGCCTTTCCATTCCATTCTTTTAATAATCTTAGTTTCATCGTTTCATTTTTGCCATAAAATCCATGCTCATCCAATATACATTTAAGTCAGCATTATAAACCTGACTATCGGAGCTCATGTATTTTATAGTTTGTACCGAAATACTATTTACTGTACCTACAAATCTATCTAAACGATTACGCACATTGTTTGCAAGTGTTTGAGTAGTTTCGTAATTGTTAGTATATACATCAATTTGTAATGTTATTTCCTCCAAGTTACTTTGCCCATCTTTAAAATCAACAGGCAAGCTATTTATAATAGTATATACCATGAAAGGATATTGCACATTTTGTGGAGCAATGTCTGGAAAGATATTTAATCCACAAATACCTGTAACTGCCGCATCAGTCGTTAATCTCCCGTATATTACTTTTCCTATCATGATACTTGCCAGAATTTTTTAGGTCTCTCTTGCATGATAAAAATACATTCATCACGCATTTGCTTAATAACTTTCTCCCTACTCAAATTCCTTGCCTTTACAACTATCTTATTATACCATGCCCTTGTACTTCCGTAAACCATGTGAGCATAAAATCCATTTGTTCCTTCACTGCTATTAATACCTCTGTTCATTGTATTTCTTTTATACAATGGCCCAATAGCACCAACGGCTCTTTTGTACGATACAAGGTTTTTAGATAAATCAATAATTGACTTTCGTAAATTACCTGGTTGTACTACCATCGAAGCACGATCGTTTTTCTCCCAGCCTTGCATCTTTTTGTTTTTGAAAGGATTGGTGCTTATTCTGTGAGCTTTACTACTTACTGGTACTAATGATTTATATACCTCTAATGCAATTGGAGTGGCTGAATCAATAACTCTACTTCTTTCAGTTAATGTACATTGTTCCATTAACTCTGCAAATTCTATTACCGCATCTGCTAAACCTACAACACGAAGGCTCATGCCTTGGAAACTTCTCCTACCTTTATAATTATCCTTTTGAAGGTCTTTAAGGTGATTAATTTGTTTGGCTGATAAATATCCCATTACACATAGTTTTGAGCAAATGAACAAAATAGGTGTAAATACAAATTATCTTCACTTATCTGGACATTTTCAATTTGGTAATATTTATCCATCCAGATAATTCTTTGTTGCTCGTTTATGTCTGTCCTATAACGACAGGTAATCCTCACCTGGCTTAATGCTGTAATCTTGCCTCCTTCTACCTCTTCCTTGTTAACTCCTTTATAATCCACTATTGCCCACACCTCCGCTAAATTACTCCATGTCTCTGTTCCAAATCCACTTGTAGTTACAGAACGACTAACGCTTTGCACTATGATTCTTTCTCTTAACTTTCCAATCTCTTCTTTCTTGTTGTATCTCATTAGAATAGTTGTACACGATATTGATCAAGTAAATACTCTGATGCCGTTGGTAATTTCTTTATATAGTCCTCTCTGTTATCATAACCATCTGCCACCATCATTAAGACTGCCTGTCTTATCTGCATTGGCACACCGGATGGCTCTGTGCCATAACCTGCCGTGTAAGTAATTGTCACATCATTTATATTTCCGTAAAGTGTAGGCCATGTCTTACCGTAACCAACAGATAGCCTTGCAGGTTTATCAAATGTATCTACAACATAATTGCTACTATTGTATGTCTGTGTAGTATTTTGGCTGTCGGCATATTGAAAAGAAGATACTGCAATAACTGGAGATACAGATAAGTATAAAACAGGACTATTTAGCCTGTCTAACTTCTCTGTAATAGTTTGTGTGATTAAAGCCTGGTTAAGGTAACGCTCTGCAACTTCACGAGCTGACTGCAATAATGTAGTAATTAAAGTATCATCGGCAGATGTATCTACTTTAAGATAATTCTTAACTTCGCTTAATGTCCAGATTTCTTTTGCAGGTGCCGTTGTTACTTTCCAAGCCATGTCTATATTTTTAATAAGGGATGGCTATTGCTAACCATCCCTTTACTATCCCCTATTATTTACAGATTCTTTAAGTGCTTGATTGCAGCAGTCTGAATCAACTTGCCATCAAATCTTGCATACATTAAGAAGCCAAGCTCCATTTCATCCATAAACCTCTCACGCAATGGCACAAGCACATTGTTAGCCACCTGGCGAATGATGTATTTAGACCAATCTCCAAAGTAAATAATCTTAGCATCAGCAGCCTGTGCAGATGGAAGATCATTGTTTACAAAGAAGTTGTATCCTAACAATCTATCTGGTGTTCCTTCACGAAGTGATGGTTGGAACAAAGTAGTATTATTAGTGTCCAAAGTCAACTTTCTAACTGCGCTCAAAATCTGGTCATGCATCATGAATGCAGCAGATGGTGAATTACGGTAAGCAATGTCAACAGAGTGAACAAGTTCAACTAAGTTAGCAGCTGTAAAAGAACCGGTAGCAGCAGATTCAACACCAGAAGGTGCTACATCTTTAAATCCAGTTGGTTTACCAGAACCATCACCAGTTGTAAATGCAGTGTTCAAGCCACGGCCTAAACGCTCACCTAACATTATTGGTAACTCTGTATTCAATAGACCAAACTCGTCATTTGCCCATTCAACAGATACTTTTACAAGTGTGTTTAAAACGTGAGCTCCAAAAGTCTCTCTTGTGAAAGTCATGTCCTGTACAGTAACCGCTGCAGCTTCAGTATGCCATGAGCCAGCTACTGCTGTATCATTTACTTTTGGCCAGTACAAAGTACCTGCCTGTGGAGTAGTTATAATACGAGAAACATTAAGCATTGGGCCATAATATGCCATAGTTTTCTCCAACTCATAAGAGAATTGGTAAGGAATAACATAACCACCGGCAAGACCACTTTCCGCAGTCGTAATCGTTGCCGTTCCACGCATCTCTCTAAGCATTGATTGCTCATTGCTTGTTAAGTCACGCTTTGCAAGTGCTTTCATAAATGCTGTATGATACTCTGGTGATTTTACAATCTCCCTTGCATCTCTTGGCATTGCA